GTTGTTTTACCAGTACCAGGAGGTCCAGACAATATAATATTCATCATTTGTTTATTTTTAAATGCACCTACTACATATTCTTTTATACGATTTTGTCCATATAAATTATTTAATTTTTTTACTCTATATTGTTCTGTCCATGTTTTTTTATTTTTTATCATTTTTACTATATTATTTATATATGTCTTATATCATAATATTTAATTATTCAATTTTTTATAAAAAATTGAATAATTTTTTCTATATTACTATTACATTTACTATATTATATTATGCCCATTAAAATATTAGAAGCTAATTTTATTATGCAATCTACTAGTATTTGTAATACAGATACATGTGGTATCTGTGAAAATATATTATATTATAAATGTGTGTCATGTGAAGATAAAAAATATATAGATTGTATTGCTATTTTTGGTGATTGTAATCATGCTTTTCATAAACATTGTATTGATGAATGGATTAAAAATAATAATAAATGTCCATTATGCAGAAGTAAATGGAATTATAAAATACAACAATAATAATATATAATAAATTATAATTAATTTATTTAAAATATAATATAAAGATTATTTATAATATAAATAATAGTATTTGTTTATAATGTCTATTAAACAAAATATTTATAGTCTACCTACTTATACAAATAATAAAAATTATTTAACACAACAATCTAATTTATTAAATAAATCATATAATATAACCACTGTAAATAATAATAGCAATATTATATATAATAACAATGATGAAAATTATAAAAAAAATCTTCCAAATGAAATCTCTGTAGGTGCTATTATATATAATTTATATACTCATTCTGTATTATTAATCCAAGGAAAAAATAAATTTTATGGTTTTCCAAAAGGACATATTGAAAATAATGAAACAGAAATTGCCACTATGAAACGAGAAATAAAAGAAGAAACTAGTATAGATTTAGATACTCTAAAATATATTATTATTGGCGATCCCATTACTCAAAATTTTTACCTTAAACGTAAATATATATATTATGATGATTGTGCTTTAGAAGTTAATAGAATTAATATATTTTATGTTATAATGATAAATGAAAAAGAAGCCCCTGAGTTAATAAAACAAGAAGATGAAATATTAAAAATAGGATGGTATCCTATATATTGCGCCCTAACTACTATGAAAAAAACTAATTCAAATCAAACTATCTTATTAGAAAAAGCATTAATAAATATTAATGAATATATTGCTAAAAAAACATTTATGTAAAATCTATACGTTCTATGTCTGTAACTATCATCTTTACTTTAAATTTATCTGATAAATCTTGCACAAATTGTCTAATATAAAATCCACTCGATACATGTATCATACATGTCAATTCTATATATTTTAATTCATTCATTTTCAACATATTTTCCCATTGATCTAATATTATATTATTTCTGAATGTTTGTTGTTTCACTAATTTAATATTTTTTATTGCGTCTTTTATTAAATCAATACTACTAATTGATTTAATATTTTTTATTTCAATTTCATGAACACTAACTGGTTTTGCATAATTATCATGAATTAATTGGTCTGGCTTATTTATACTCCACCACCATAATGGCTTTTTAATTTCCATATTGTGTGGCATATATGATGAAAATTTATGATATTTTTGATTATATGTTTTTTTACTATATGACTTTATATATTTTATTAATTCTTCTATATTTATATCATTCATATAATTATTATTGTTGAAAATACCTAAATAATCAGTTGTATCTGTTGATAAACCTATCACAAAACTAAATTTATATATTTTATTATGTTTATTATATACATTTATATTTTTAATTTCTTCATTCAATAAAAACATCATTTTTCCATGTGCTAATGGATCTAATCTACCTGAAAAACAAATTAAATCACTATTACATATTTTTTTAATAATTTGTGATAATTCATATGGTGTTTGTCCTATTGATTTATAACAATACACTATATTGTTGTTATTTGCATCATATGTCAATGACATTTTCTTTATTAGTTAATAATTAATATTATATAATACTTATAATATTAATTATTCAATTTTTATTTTATGACAATATACAACATGATGTTTTCTTTTTATTAAAAAATATAGTATTATCTAATATTTGATTCATTAAACGATATGTTTCTAATTGCATACATATTTCATTTAATATTTCATATAATTGATTACTATTTATAATTTTTGCACCTGTCAATGCAGACAATACAATTATCAATAAAGATAATACAAAATGCGCAATTACCATCTTAATATCATATGCTTTATCCCCTAATTCTATAGTTTTCCTATTTATTACTATTGATATATTATTTAATGCACTCATTACTATATGTACTATTTCTATTAATTCTAAAATACCATCTGTTAATTTATCACTTATTTCTTTACATATTATTATAGCCAAATCAGATATATCTGTTTTATATTTATCTATATTTTCTATTTCATTGTTTTTTGATATAAATGTATTTAATTTTCCAATTATTGACTTAAAATTTATTGATAATAATTCCATTGTATTAATATAATCATCAAAATTACTTATTATTTCAGTATCTTTCACTTTAATACAAAATTTCAAATTCATTGTTTTATAAAATTCTAACATTCTAATATTTTCCTGTGTTTGCTTCAACATTTCTATATATTATATTATATTATTTTATTTATTCTATTTATTCTATTTATTCTATTTATTCTATTTATTTTTTATTATTACTCTTTTTGCATGCACCTTCACTAATTTATTTAAAAAATCAGTATAAAAAATACCTTCATCATTTGATACCAATATTTTATTACATACTATATTTATTAAATGGAAAACATCCATTATATTAAATGGATGTTTTTCTAATTCTATTAGTGTATATTTTAATTTTATTTGCCATGGATCTCCTAAATCCAATGTAGTTATACATATTGGATACACTTTAACATGTATTGTAAATAGCCATTTATTGTCTTTATCTGTATCATTAAATATTATTTCTATTTTAGCAAATTTTTTATCTATATATAATTTATGATTTTTTTTTATTTTTTTTATTATCTGTTTCTCAGATATATCTAATATTTTAAATTTATCTTCACAACACAATGTCCAAAAATTATCCAAGTTTTTTATTTTTATAGTGTTTTTTAATGTATTTATATATTGATTCATTATATAAAAACATTATATATTTTAATTATTGTTAATATCATCTATATTTATATTATTTTATATTATTTAACTATATTATTACTATTTGTCACTTCAAATGCTTCTACAATATGGTTTTCTTTTTCACTTTCCATTTCTACTATTACTACATTATTATTTATTGGTTCAGTTATTAATATTTCATCTTTTGTTTTATTTTTATCAACTAATTCAGTTTCTTTTATATCAATTACTACACTTCCATCATTTAACTTAGTTTCATTTAACTTAGTTTCATCATTTAACTTAGTTTCATCACTTGACTTAGTTTCATTTAACTTAGTTTCATCATTTAACTTAGTTTCATTTAACTTAGTTTCATCATTTAACTTAGTTTCATTTAACTTAGTTTCATTTAATTTAGTTTCATCATTTAACTTAGTTTCATCACTTGACTTAGTTTCATTATTCAACGTAGTTTCATCACTTGACTTAGTTTCATTATTCAACGTAGTTTCATCATTTGACTTAGTTTCATTATTCAACGTAGTTTCATCACTTGACTTAGTTTCGTCACTAGACATAGTTTCATCACTTAACTTAGTATCATAACTTGACTTAGTATCATTATTTTGTTTTTTTACAGATACATATACTGATTCATCGATATATGTATTATTTTTAATATTAACAATATCTTTTAATAATTTATTTGATATCTTATTATTGTGTTTTTCATATGTTAATAATAAAGCAGATAAAAAATTTAAACCTATACCAATCCATAGTAAATATGTAATTTTATATGCTGTGGCTAGAGTCATAATAAAAGTTGCGGCATATTGTAATAAATTATGGATATATGATAAAAATATATTGCATTTATTTAAACAATGACGTTTTTTTAATGCAAAATTTAAATCATTAATGGCATTATTATCAATAATATTATTGATAGTTGTTTTATTAGACATATATAATATTATAAAATATATTATATTATAATATATGTGTAAATATACAATATTATATGGTGTAATAATTGGAATTATAATGGCATATATTATTATTAAATTTAATAAATTAGAACAAATAGTAGTAATATAAATTATTTATTTTATTTTATAATTGTAAATTATGAAATCAAAATATATTATAATTTTGTTAATTATATTAATAATTGTTATTTTATATATGACATTCAATACTAAACAAAAAAAAGAATCGTTTGATCAATATATTGTTGATATTAATTCAAATAAAACTAATAAAAAAAAAGTTCAATTTTCACCTAATTTAGATATTAGAAATCCAACTAATCTAGAAAAGTTTGGTACTCAAATAGATACTATAAAATTTGATGACAAAAAAATAAATAATAATTTATTAGATGAAAAAGTTATTATATATAATAATGATAAAAATAATATAAATTTATATGAACCATTAAATCAAACAGATCAAAATAAAATGTTTGATGAAATAGAGAATGAAATAAAACAACAATATGATTCTATATATTCTACAAATGGATATTATCAAAATATAACTAGACCTAATATAAGTACATCTATTATAAATGGAAATAAAACAAATTCTGATCTTAATCCTATATTAAATACAAACATGTTTAATTTAACTACAAATGATATGAATAATAAATCAATATGGGAAATATATGATGAAAAAACAACAGATAATTTTAAACAATATAATAATTTAAATAATTTAAATGATAATTGTAATGATAAAAGTTTATATAAAATAGAAAATAGTGATGGATATGGAGGAACTAAATTTGATACATATGGAAATAATTGATATTTATGATATTTCATATCCATATGTTAAAAAATAATATTGTCCAAATCTAAAAATACCATATTTTTTTTTATTACCAATATATTTATTATCTATATCTTTTATCAAGTCCTGCAATATTTTATCATTGATAATATAATCATTGTCAGATATTATATTATAAACATTTTGTTTATCTATATATATTGTATGCGAAACACTATATATATTAATAATTTCATTTAATTTATTTACTAATTTATTCTGATTTTTATCACTTAATCTCATATTTATTATTTCATCTATAATTACTTCAGATAAATTATAATCATTATTACGTAATATAGGAAATAATATATCATCATATTCAATAGGTCCTAATTTTATAGTTTCTAAAATATTATCATAATAACCATATGACATGTAAATATGATTTAATATATCAAAAACAATATAATAAAAATTATTATTGTAATTTGAAACCATTCTTTTATTAAAATCTTTTATATTTATATTATTTATTAAATTATAGATCTCATTTGTATCATATATTTCTATATATTTTGTTTTACAAATAGAAATCATATTTAAATTATTATTAATATCGTTTTGTAAAGTTAATATATGATTTTTACAGATAGCATCAGTTGATTTTTGATATAATAAATTTATATTTTTATATGTTAGATTAGTATTATGTGGAAATATATTTAATATTGTATTTTTTATTTTATCATTAACATTATGTTCTTGCAAAATATTAATAACTATATCAATATATTTTTTTGTATCTTTATATATTTTAATTTTATGTGTATCCATCTTTATTATAATAAATGAAAATATTGATTTTTTTATATTTAATCATAAAATATAGTATATTAAATACTATAATGGATAAACAAACACAAAATAGATTAGATGAAATTAAATTAGCATCTTATGATATTAAAAAAATAGTAATTAATGAAATATATACAAAACTTAATGTTAATTTGTTTAAATATAAATTATTTGATAAATCAGAATCATATGATGAATATACTGTTCTTAAAAAATACAAATATTTTGTAACTCCACATATTATAGGTATCAACTATATTATAGTATTAATAACATATGAAAATGATACGTTATTAGTAGGGTTTAATAAAAAATATCTAAAACCAAATAATGAGATTGATATAAATACGATTGATATGCAAATTTTTACAAAAACACATGTTACACATAATACAGATAAATCTAATAAATATAATTATAATTACAAATATAAAAAAAATAATACAAATTATAATATAACAATGTATGATGGAAAGTTATATGTTAATGATGATAAATTAACATATAATATATTTGAAATGTATATTAATAATGATATAGTATGTACTTCCAATATTTTAAAATTAAAATTAGATAGTATTAAAGAAAATATAGAATATATAAATTCTCTATTAGATACTAATAATAATTTTATCATAAAAATATCAAGTATATATGAATTAAATGATTTGCCAACATTAGTATATAAAAAGATAAAACAAAGTTCTTTAAAAATTAATGGTTTAATTTTTATTCCAGAAAAAACTAATAAAATATTTATATACATAAATGACAATGAATTTAATCAAATACGGAAATATACAGATCTAAATATAATTGATAATATAGGTGATTTTTCAAAATCTTTAGAAAAACCTATTATACCATTACATGCGAAAGTATCAATGCAATTAGATATTGAATTAAATAAAAAAATGTTATTAAAAAGCACAAAAACAACTGATGTTTATGAAGTATATAATTTAATTGAAAATACTACTGATTATACATTATTATATAACTATATTACTGAAAATAATAGGATTGGTATTGCTCATATACCAGATATAGCAACATCGCATCATTGTAAAAAATTATGTAATAATTATTCTATTTTTATTATAGAATGTTCATATAATAAACAATTTGATAAATGGCAACCAATAGTATAATAATTGAATAATATATACTGAGTTAAATATTATATATTATATGTAATATATAATAAATGATAAAACTACCAGTAGTAGTTAATATTAGTAAAAAAGAATTAAATAAAAGAAATATAAAAAATTTTGATGAATGGAATAATATTGATAATTTATATATAGGTCGCAATATGTCTTTTTATGTTCCTGGAACATTGCAATCTAAATGGTGTAATAAATTTCCGGTTAAAAAATATGGAAGAGATGAATGTGTACGATTATATAAAGAATATATATTAAATTCAAAAGAATTATATAATCAATTAGATGAATTATTAAATTATAAAGAGTTAGGATGTTGGTGTCATCCAGAATTATGTCATGGTGATATATTAATAGAATTATTAAGAGAAAAACATAATATTAAATAATGTTATATAGTAATATTATAGTTAGTTAGTTAATTTATTATATTTTATATTTATATGAGTTATCATTGTTATACAACAAAAAATAAAAGAGATTATCAAGAAGATCGTTATGTTATTAAAATAATAGATAATGAAATAAACACAAATGAAAATGATTATCCATTATTAGACAATCATAATATAACTGTATTAGGTGTATTTGATGGACATGGTGGTCCATATATATCAAATGAAGTTAGTATTACATTGCCTCCATATTTTTACAAAGTTGTTTTAGATACAGATAACGAACCAAAACCTACGAAATCATATAATAAATACATATTATCTATATTCAATATGATACAAAATAATTTATCATCAAAAATATCAGCAAGTACTGCACAAGGAACAACAGTGTGTTTGGTACTATTGTATAAATTCAAAGAAAAAAATTATATTACAACTATAAATGTTGGTGATAGTAGATCAATTGCATGTTCTCAAACATTGATTGCTCATACTTTAACAAAAGATCATAAACCAGATAATATAATTGAAGAAACACGAATAATAAATTCAGGTGGTACTGTATCTCATCCTGATATTGGATCTGGAAGTGTAGCAAGAGTAAATGATATATTAGCAGTAGCTAGATCTTTAGGTGATTTTGACACTAAACAATCAATAGAACATAAGCCAGATATTTTTCATTATATAAATAATAATAAATTTATAGTAATAGCTACAGATGGATTATGGGATGTTATGAGTAGTGAAAATGTATGTGATTTTATTATTAAAGAAATAATACAAAATATTGATGCTATTAAAATATCAAAAACAACAAAAGATATAAAAGATAATATTGCTAAAAAATTGGCAAATCATGCTTCTCTTCTAGGATCAGAAGATAATATAACTATTATAATTTATTTTTGTGAAATAAATGAATTTGATTATAAAAAATATTTAAATACCAAACATCATACAAATATATAATAATTTTAATTATATATGATTTAGGAAAGTAAATTTTATTAAATAAATAATGGCTACTTGTTTAACATGTTATCATAACATGACTAATTTAAATACAAATAATGAAATATGTAATTTATGTCATTGTAATGCACATACTACATATGAATGTATTAAATGCAATACACATATGTGTATTGCATGTGCTATAGAAGAACATAAATTACGTATAAATGCAAAACAAATATTATTAAAACATTGTGATTGTAATAATATAATGAATAGAATAGATACAAATAAACGTTATTATATAGATGATAATGTATGTAATAAATGCAACAGTATTGTATATATGATTAATAATAATGTAATATATAATTGTAATAAATGTGATAATAATTTATGTGCAAATTGTGCTATTAAGTTATAAAAATTTAATTTATTAATTATAAAAATTGAATTTTTATTATATTGAAATTATATATTTATTTATATTATATTATAAATATGCAAATTTATGTAAAAACTCTTACTGGTAAAACAATTGTTCTAGATGTTGAAGATAATGATACAATTGATAATATCAAAGCCAAAATTCAAGATAAAGAAGGTGTTCCTCCAGATCAACAACGATTAATTTTTGCAGGTAAACAATTAGAAGATGGTAGAACACTAGCTGATTATAATATACAAAAAGATGCTACTTTGCATTTAGTATTACGATTATAGATTGTTTTATTTATTTATAAAAAAATTGAATTATTTTTATATAAATATTATTTATATTATTATAACTACATATGGATACAGAAACATATATATTATTTTGGGGACATACTGGAAATAATTATTATAAAGAATTCTCTAATTTTTATCCATGTACATTTATAGATACAAACAATATAAAGTATAATTGTACAGAACAATATTTTATGATTAAAAAAGCTGAAACATTTGAACCAGATAATAAAGAACTAATACAAAAAATATTAAATGAAACTAATCCTATGCAAATTAAAAAGTATGGACGATCTATTAAAAATTTTGATACTAAATTATGGAATACAATATCTTATAAAATTATGTATGATGCTTTATTATATAAATTTACACAAAATGATAATTTAAAAAAAATCCTTATAGATACTGCAACAAAACATTTAGTAGAAGCATCACCATATGATGCTAAATGGGGTGCTGGTATGAATGCAAAAGAAATTAAAAAATCAAATTATAAGTATTCAGGAACTAATTTATTAGGAAAAGCATTAGAAGAAGTAAGAACTAATTTAATTAATAATGTCGTATTATAATATATAATAATTTGTTTATAAAAAATTGAATTTTTTTTAGTTAATATAATATACTATAATATATTATATTAACTAAAAAAATTTAACTAACTGTTTATATGGCCTGTATTACACATTTATTTCAAACAAACAATATCGATAGTTTAATTGAACATGCTAAAAACACATGTTTCGAGAATTTAGATAATAATATTGTATACAATATTACTCTAATGTATGATAACATAATTGGAACTACATTAAATAGTAATAATTATTTTACACCAGAAGAACAAAATATAGCAGATTCAATAATACAAAAATTTGTTTCTAATACATTAAATATTGGACTGCGTAATGGTAGTTGTATATGTAAAATTGTTAAACATATATATAATATTATTATAATGAATATTAACCCTAACAAATTTCTCAATCTTGATAATATAATAAAATCAAAAATTACAACCATTATTGATAATTATAGAAATATTACTCAAATATTACAAAATTTACAAGAAATATTTAATCAATTTAATCGTAATACTGTATCAGATACATTACCTATAGCTATGTTTAATACTATACCATCTCAAAATTTAAATTCTATTTTAACACAATGTACCACTATTGATAGTAATATTAAAAAAGAAAATCTTAGTTGTGGTATTTGTCAAGATCCATTTAATGATTCTGATGAAATTATTGCATCACAATGTGATATTAGACATCATTTTCATAAAAACTGTATTAAACCATGGGTTACTGAACATCATAATAATTGTCCATTATGTAAACATAAATTTTATAATGATATAAACCATGCAAATAATGAAGATAATATTGGAGAAGATAATATTGGAGAAAATAATATTGGAGAAGATAATATTGGAGAAGATAATATTGGAGAAGATAATATTGGAGAAGATAATATTAGAGAAGATAATATTGGAGAAGATAATACATTAGTAATGCAATTATTTATTCATTTTAATACACGAAATAATACAGAAGATGAGAATAATAGTGAATAATATATATAAAATTTATTTATTTATTTATTTATAACTAATTAATAATAAATGAATAAATATGTTATAACAGAAGGTATATTAGCTGAAAATTATATAAAATATGTAAGTAAAGATAAAAATAATATATTATTAGATATAAAATTAGGTATTGAACACAATAATAAACATGATTTATATGAATATGAAAAAATAATAGATAATTATAATATATCAAATAATAACAATGAAAAAATAGATGTTTTATTATCTGGATTTCATGTAGCAAATTATACTTATAATCACTATATATTATTATATAATCATATTATAAATACAAAAATATTATTTGATTTTTATGATTTGTATAGTGACATACAAATTATTTATCCAAAGCTATGTAAAAAATTTATGGTAAATTCAGTTTTATTAGATCTTACTTTATATAATTATAATTATAATAGTATTGCTGATTATATTAAAAATAAATTAATATCAAATAAAAAATATATATTAAAGCCATATAAATATAATAATAGATTACAAAACGATCGCATTATTATAAATACTAATAATAATATAATAGAATATATAATAGAAAATCAATTTAATTGTTCGAAATGGTTAATACAAAATAACATAAAATTACTTAAAAATGATGATAATATTAATAAAACAATTAATGTTTATACATTGATAACTATTGATAAAGATTATATAATAGGATATATATATTCTATAATACATGGTAATAAAAATAGTATTATAGATAAAACAATAAAAAACCAAATTTATATATTTATTAAAAAACTATTATCATGTAATTTATATAGATTAATATTGCCGAAATTTACGCAAAAAGCATATGAATTACTATGTTTAGAATTTTATATAACAAATAAAAATACTATAAAATTAAATAATATAAATACTAATTTTAATGAACTACTTAAAAGTAATAAACATACAAATGATTTATTAACATCATTATTTGATATTGTACTATATAATAAAATTATTGATAATCCATTTGAATTAATTATAACAAAAAAATATAATCATTTGAATGATAAATTAATCAATTCATTATCATATTATGAATTTATTAGAATAGAAAATAAATATGATGATATAATACGATTAAAAACTAACATTGCAAATTATAAATTAACTTTTATTTATAATAAACAATTCAAACCACTTATATCAAATATAAAAGATAACAAACTAATAGATGGTAAATATGATGATAAATATACTATGATATTATTAAATGTGATGGATTATAAAAATTATAATAGTATAACAAATAATTTTATAGAGAGATGTAATGCGTTATGTAAATTTGGGAATGGAAAAACAATGATTGAAATATCAAAAAACAATGATATAATAAAGGATATAATTGAAACATTATATAAAGACAATATAGATATAACTCCTATAAAAATAGCACAATATATTTATAAACAAACTAAAATATGTTCTTATTTTCCTGTCAATGCAGTTTATGGATTTATTAAATATTTTAAAGCAAAAAGTTTATTAGATATTTCTGCTGGTTGGGGTGATCGTTTAATTGCTTCGTGTATTGCTAATATTAAATATTATAGTGCTGATCCAAATACATGTAATGCACCATATTATAAGCAAATAATAGAAATGTTAGGGAATAATAAAAAACAAAAAATAGTAATAAGTGGATTTGAAGATTTGGAAATAATAGATGAATATGATTTGATATTTAGTAGTCCGCCATTTTTTGAATTAGAAAAATATTCAGATGATAAAAATCAAAGTCATTTAAAATATACTACTAGTGAAAGTTGGTTAAATGATTTTTTATTTGTTGTGATAAAAAAAGCGTGGAAATATTTAAAAGCAAAAGGTCATATGTGTTTATATATGAATGATTATTATAATTTAGTTTATTGTGAAGATATGGTGAAATTTTGTATAGAAAATTTAGATTCATGTATATATAAAGGTGTTATTGGATTTACTATACATACTTCACTTAATATAAATGATATACCATCTAATTATTGGCAAAATAAGATAGCTAAACCATTATGGATTTTTTATAAAGACTAACTATATATTTATATATTAATTGTATTTGAAAATATTTGATCAAATAAGTCGAAATCTAATTCTCTATATCTATAATCATATGATAGTAATTTATATAAAAATTGTATAAATGCAGATATATTTAATTTACTTGAAATAATATTATGCGTTATAAAATTTTCAAATGATATCATGTTTAATTTTTTTATGATAGAAATGCAATAATTTACTATAGCATATTCTTCTTCATTTAATATTTTATTATTATTATTTTTTATATGCAACATGTATAATGGATCATTTTCAAATAAATAATTAAAATATATTTGATGATTAGTTGTTTTATAGATATCTTCTATTGTATTATTTGATTTTAATTTATTAACTACAAATAAAAATAACGAATTTAATAATATAACATTATTAATCACATTTTTATTTGGATATATTTTAAAATATTTAGCTAAATATTCTTCATATATATTTTTACGTAAATATATATATGATATTATAAATGCAACTGCAATATAATCAAATGTATAATTATAATTATTTATACATTTAGAATCAAAATTATCATGTAATGATTTATAAAATATCATATATTCAGGCGCAGAATGTGTAGATGCAATTTCACCATTTTCATATAAATAATCTATTATTTTTATTTGAGTATTTGTTGGAAATCCATTTATCATTATATTATTTATCGATAAATCACCCAATATCATTTTTTTATTGGAACATTCTTTTACTGCTAATAATAATTGCTTTGATATTGAATAATAATGATGATATACATCTTCATATTTATTATATTTCAATTTTGATAAAACACTACTTAAACTTGTTTCGCAATATTCCATCCATATTACCATTACATTAAAATATTTATCACATTTACCATCTATATATATTAATTTTAAATTTTGTATATATTCTATTTTATATATATGGCACAAAGATTTTAATAAAAATCCATCATTTAAATTATTTTTTATAGATTCAAAATAATTTAAATAATTATTATAACTATTCAATTTTAATTTTTCCACTTTTATTGCATTACCTAATAATGTTTTATATACTTCTCCATGACTGCCTTTACCTATATATTTTTCTATTTTGACTGATAATACTGATGTTTTAATAGTATTCATTGCACTTATTTATACATATATATCACTAATTATTACATTTAAAAATAATTTCAATTATTTTGATTTTTTTTGTTTTATAGATGATTTAATAGCTGATGCATCCATTAATTCTTTTATTTTAGCTTGTAATTCATCTGGTGTTAATTGTTTATTTTTTTGTTCTTTTTCGTTCATATTTAATACCATTACTTGATTTACAGGTGAATTAGTTGGAACTATATCTAATTCTGTATCATTATCAAGTAATTTTGTAGTATCATTATTTAGTAGTTTGATAGTTGTATCCTTTGGTTTCGTTGTATCATTATCTGGTTTCGTTGTATCATTATCTGGTTTCGTTGTATCATTATCTAGTAGATTAGTTGTATCATTATTTAGTAGATTAGTTGTATCATTATCTGGTTTCGTTGTATCATTATCTGGTTTCGTTGTATCATTATCTAGTAGATTAGTTGTATCATTATCTAGTAGATTAGTTGTATCATTATCTAGTGATTTAGTTGTATCATTGTCAAGTGGTTTCATTGTATTATTGTCAAGTGGTTTTGTTATATCATTATCAAGTGGTTTTATTTTATTATTTTCCACAACAGAAATTTGTGTGGGTATTAAATTATTTTGTTTAGTTAATAATCGAATTCTATTTGAAGACATATATATATAATAAATTAATATTTAATATTTTTTTTAAATTATCACAATATATTATTATTTACTGGTAAAATATTTGTTATTAATTTATAATTATTATCTTGTAATTGATTACCAAATATTAATTCAATTAGTAATTTAACATCACCATATGCGCGATGTGCATTATTAGGAATACAATTAAATTTTTTACTATATAAATCTGTTAATTTTTTGTATCCAGTCATAATACATGTGCAAAACATTCTTTTATATTGATGCATGTTTAATATTTTATTAATTAATTCAGATTGATTTATGCGATGTAATTCATTTAATAGTACATACATATCAAAATTTATATTATGACATATGATATAATCAGCATTCATGATATATAAATATAAGTTATACTGTAATATATCAATTAATGTATGGCCTTGATTATTAATAATGTCATTACTTATATTATGTAAATTTTGTGCTTCTATAGAAACAGATATATTTTCATTATTATGTGGTTTTCTAAAATAATCATATATATTAATATGATTATCTGATTTAAAATTATTGATGAAACTATATCCAATTTCTATTATTCTACATTGATCATATATATCATTATTAGTATAATTTGCAAATTCTTTTTTATTACAAATTAATCCAGTAGTTTCAAGATCTAATATAAGAACATTCTTACCAAGTAATTTGGTATATAAATATGCAAAACGTTCATCAATGGTTTTGGTTATTTTTTTACGGTTAATGTTTATCATTATTAATATAGTATATATTATATAATATATTAACAATCAAATATAATATCAATTTTATATATATCAATTTTTATGTGGAACTGCATATAATTTATTTGAATTAGTTTGCATAAAATCTTTATTATTAATTATAGAATAATCAATATTAACATTCATACCAGGACATGTTTTAGTAGGTATTTGATTTATTTGTTCAAGATCTATTATATTTTTATTTTCATTATTAGTTGTAGGTATATCTACTAAATTATCATAAACTATTTCATTTGATTGTGCTGAATAGAATCCATAATCTTTAGATTCCTTATTTTTAGCTGCAGCACACCATGATTTTTGTTCTCTATCATTAAATATAGTTCTATTTATATTTTCTAAACAAGAAACACCATTATTGATTGCATCACGTTCTTTCAATGATGAAGGAATATAACAATCTTGTTTTATTAAATTATTAGGGATTTGTATATTTTTTTTTAGTTGTTGGCAATTATTTTTTGCGATATTTGACCAATTATTATTAGGAAATGATGATGCATTCTTGAATGATTCCTTAACTTTATCAACAGATGCAGTTTTATTATAATTATAATTAGACATAATACAAAATATTATTAGTATAATTATTGTTATTGCGATAATTTTGTCCATATATTAATAATAATAAAATAATATTTAACATTAAAAATTGAATTTATTATACATTATATATAGTTATTATATTTATATAATAATATGACTAATAAACAACCACTTATAATAGGACTATCTGGTAAAATTGGATCTGGAAAAAATTATATAGCGGAAAATATTATTAGCACAATATTACCAAATAATTATATACCAATTTATTTAGCATTTGCAGATCAAATAAAAGTGGAAGTGTATTGTAGAGATATTAAAAATATGATTACTTATGATAATTTATATATAAATAAAAATAGTGATGTACGTAAAGAATTACAAAAATATGGCACAGATATAGGAAGAAATGAATCCCCTGAAATTTGGGTTAAAGCATTAGATTTATGGATTACTCTATTCCAAAATAGATGGACTTGTAAAACTCATATTCCAGTTTTTATAATTACAGATGTTAGATTTGAAAATGAAGCAAATTATATTAAAATTAATAATGGTAAATTAATAAAAATATATGCACCACTAAGAACACATAAAAAAATAATGCAAGAAGCAAATAATGATATAGAAATGTACAATAAAATAAAATTGCATAAATCAGAAATAGCATTAGATGAATATAATAAATATGATTTATATATTGATAATGATAATAGTACTATTAAAGAAATAACAAAATTATGCGAAAATATAATACCTACAAATTCATTCAATAATATAAATAAACAAACAGATTATTATTTAAGAATATTTAATTTTATATCTGGAATATTTTGTTTCATATTTATATTGGTAATTATATATATATTTTTTGTGCATTGGTACGCAGTCTAATTTTATATTTTTATGATTTGTTTAAAGATATTAAATTAAAATAATAGCTAAAATCTACATTAAAATACGAAACAGTAATTTCAATTAATTTATTTAATTTATATATTAATGACGTATGTGTTTTTCATATATTATATCATTATTATTATTTAATGTTATTTCATTAAATGATATATTACTTGTATGACCAAATGAATAATCATCTGGAATTTCATTATTATCTAATTGCAAACATAATTTTCCATATTCAAAATTACAACTACATTTATAATCATATAATAATTTATTTATACATCCATTACATGGTTTTATATTATATAAAATATAATTATTTGCATCATTATTTTCATCTTCATATTCATATGTTTCAATGAAGTTATATTGGCAAATATTACACATTTTTTTAATACAATCAGCACAAAATAATAAATATATATCATTTATTTGTATATCATTTTTTGTTATTATATTTATATTTGATATATTAGTATTTTCTGTAGATTTATAATAATATATACGTGTTTCATTTTTAGATATTTTATATTCACAATTTGTTTGTAGTTCAAAAAATGAAGACATTTGATTGAAATAATTGATATATAAATTATAAAGTTCCAATAAATGATTATTATTTACACATATTTTGTAGCATTGATTGCATATATTTTGATTTTCAATATTATTAATATTTATATTACAATCACATGTAATTGTATTGTGAATATTAATAATAAATTGATTAAGATTTTTGTTTAATTTATGTATATAGATATCTTTATAATAATAACCCCAATCTTCATTGAAATACGAAACAGTAATTTCAATTAATTTATCCATTATATGATTTATTGATTATGACAATAATTTAGTGATTTTATAATTCAATTTTTATAAAAATTGAATTTTATTTGATAAAAAGATATTTTTATATTATTAATATAGTAATGGATAAAACATATAGTGAATCTACCAAAAATACAAATGAAACATCTGAAATTATAGAACAAGATAAATTATTAAAATCACAATCTGAAATATTGGAAATTGTTATTCATAATTTATTTCGGATGTTAGTAAATCGTGGATTAATAAATGAAATAAATATATCTGAATATGTTAAAACTGCTATTAAAAATTATGATCATAATTATGAAACAACGATAAAATTAGATAAAACAGATAGTGAGAATATAGGTGCATCACATATTGCAATAAAGTTTGTATTACGTAAAATAACGGCAATATCAAAAGAAACAGATATAGATAATTTTATAAAACAGAATTATTATAAATTTTTAATAAAAACTAGTATGCCAACACGTATAACACAGCAATTATTAAAAAACCAACAATTAGAAATATTTGATATTAATGAATTAAAATTAGATTTATTCCAATATGAATTAGTTCCAAATCATAGGAAAATGACTGAAATAGAAATAACTGAATTTTTATTAGCTCATAAATTTACTCGTGCAAATATGAAACAAATTTGTTATGATGATCCAGTTTGCAAATACTTAAATGTAAAACCAAATGATATTTTAGAAATAAAAAGACCAACTATTACATCTGGTTATGAATTAGATTATAGATTAGTATCACATAATGCACAACCTATATAAAAACATTATTGTTATATTAATATTTTTAATTTATATAATTTAATAGAATATTATATAGTTAATATATGGATGATTTTTTTGGAGATGATAATGATAATAAAGATATTATTGTTATTCAATCATTATTAAACAATATGAGTAAAGAAATAGGAACATATATAGATAATGCAAATAAAAATGTTACTGTATATATAATAGATTCATATAATATTACAAGTGAAAATCTTAAAAATAAACTGTTAAATATAATATTGGAAAATTCTGGTAATTTTTTATATTCTTTTGCGATAATAATTAATAATGATATATATAAATTAAATGCTATATATAGTGTATCAGATAATATACACCATATAATTAACAATATAATAGATTTTATCTATAAACATAATTATATACAACATAAATATACATTAAATGCATATGGTATTTTGATGCAAAAATTATTATGTTTGTATGATTATCATGATGATGTATTTAATGGAAAAACTATTAATTATTATGATGTATGTAATTATAAAAAAGAATAAAAAAATGTATTATGTTGGTGATCCTAACATATTATATTCTTCTAGAAGCTTGATATCTTTTTTATCATCTAGTTTTTCGTCTTCTATTTTATTTTCTATTATTTCTTCCATATGTATTTGTAAAGCTGGCGCTTTAGCGCTAGCGAACCCTTGCGGTATTTTATTATTATTTATTATCCAACTATATATATATTTATATATAGTTTCATCTTGTTTTACTAATTGTATTTCATGTTGTATTTTATATTGTATTTTTTGTTGATTATCTTCATCATTATTTGTAGAAATATAGCAACCCATATATATATGTGTGTACAAAATAAATATGTTGTTGCCTTATTATCTTACAGTCAAAACACATATATAATTCATACTATCAAGTATATAAAATAATTATATTAATTAATTTATAATTAATATAATTTAAACCATTAAAATTAATATAATTTATATTATGACTGAATTAAATCAATCAAGTAATATTAATACTGCTATTGGGATTGATTTAGGTACAACATGTAGTTGTGTAGGTTTATATACAGGTAATGGTCATGTTGAAATTATTCCTAATGAGCAAGGTAATAGAATAACACCTTCATGGGTTTCATTTATGGAAACAGAACGTGTAATAGGGGATGGAGCAAAAGCTAAATTAGTAAGTAATCCGAAAAATACAATACATGATGCTAAAAGGTTGATAGGAAGAAAATATAATGATCCTGCCATACAAGAAGATTTAAAACATTGGAATTTTACAATAGTATCAGATAATAATAAGCCATTAATAGAAGCAGAATATATGAAAGAAAAAAAATTATTTACACCAGAAGAGATATCAGCAATGATATTATCAAAAATGAAAGAAATAGCAGAAATGCGTATTGGTAAAAAAGTTACTAAAGCAGTAATTACAGTGCCAGCATATTTTAATGATTCACAACGATTAGCAACAAAAGATGCTGCTAAAATTGCAGGTTTAGAATGTTTAAGAATTATTAATGAACCAACTGCGGCTGCTATAGCATATGGCTTAGATAAATGTGATACAGAACGTAATATTTTAGTATTTGATTTTGGAGGTGGAACATTAGATTCATCTATATTAACAATAGAGGATGGTGTATTTGAAGTAAAATCAACAGATGGAGACACACATTTGGGAGGAGATGATTTAGATAATCGTATAATAATATTATTAAAAGAAGAATTTAAGAAAAAATGTAATGTTGATTTAGAAAAATTAGCATTAAGTAATAAAGATAAAGTAATCAAAGCTATTTCTAAATTAAAAAAAGCAGCTGAAAATGCTAAAAAAACATTGTCTAGTATGCATGAAACAAATATTGAAATAGATGCATTATATGATGGTCTAGATTTATCATATAATTTAACACGTGCCAAATTTGAAAATATATGTGATGATATATTTAAGAAGTGTTTAAAGACGGTAGAAAATGTATTATTAGGGGCAAATTTTGATAAACAAATGATACATGATATAGTATTAGTAGGTGGATCTACACGTATTCCAAGAATACAATTTTTATTATCAGAATTTTTTGGAGGTAAAGAATTATGTAAATCAATAAATCCAGATGAAGCAGTCGCATATGGTGCAGCAATACAAGCAGCTAATTTAAATAAAGAATATGAAAATGACGATACATTAGACAAAATAGTATTATCAGATGTATGTCCTCTTAGTATTGGAATAGAAACAAGTGGTGAAATTATGACAGTAATGATTCCACGTAATGCTTCTATTCCGACTAAAAAATCACAAACATTTAGCACTTATGTAGATAATCAACCTAGTGTTATTATTAAAGTATTTGAAGGAGAACGACCTCTAACTAAACAATGCAATTTTTTAGGCAAATTCCATTTAAATAATATTACTCCTGCTCCTAGAGGAATACCACAAATTGAAGTAACATATAATATAGATGCAAATAGTATATTAACAGTAGAAGCAGTGAATAAAGCAAATAATAATAAAGAACAAATAAAAATAGTAAATGAAAGAGGTAGAATGTCAGATGAAGATCTTAAAAAATATATCGCCGAAGCTGAAAAATATAAAGAAGATGATACTAAACTTATAAATAAAATGCATGCAAAAAATAAATTAGAAAATACATTACATCAAGCAAAATCTTCAATTATGGATGATAAAATAAAAGAAAAAATAACAAATGATGAAATGGAAAAAATAAATAAAATTATAAATAATACTTCTAATTGGTTAAATAATAGTCAATATGAATTAGAAGAATATAATTTAAAACAAAAAGAATTAGAAGATATCTTATATCCTATTATAGAACGTATATATGAAAATGAAAAAAAAATAAATGAAACTCATCAAGAATTAGATTAATTTATTTATTAATTTATTTATTTATATATATTATATAAATAAATGGGTCAAAAACAAACATATCAAAAAGAATATACACAATGTCAAACAGATTTAGCAATATCTAATACTGCATTAGATAGAACAAAAATATCATTAACAAATGCAGAAGAAATAAATAAAACATGGTTAGTTGAAAAAGATAATTTAATAAAAACAAAAGAAGATATTGTATCACAAGCAGAAAAAATAAATAAAACTATTTTTAATATTAATAAAACTATTAGCAATGAATTATTTAATATGATAAATACATATGAAAATATAATGACTGAAATGGAAAATAATGCAATTAATAGTATTAATGAAAATAAAATCAACGATTTATTATTTAATGAAATTAGTAATAATATTAATGGATTTAATTTACGCATGCCTTCTTTTATGCCAAAAGATCAAGGATGTTATGTATATATGTTAGATAAATGTATGGATGGAACTAGTGATTATGGTTATAATGCTAATAAATGGTTTAAAATTGGTGATAATTTAACAAATAATCAATGCAAATTACAAACATTTGATATTAAAACTAAATGTAGCATTCCAATAGCAATGTTCAACAAAACACAATTTATCAAACAATTTAATACTTTTACTTTAAAATTTAATGATTCAATTTCAATAAATGAAAATATTACTATCAATAATATCAATGGAAATATTATGTACAAAGTTCTAGAATTCGAAGATATTAATAAAAAAATATATAAAGATATTGATCTTCCTTTAAAAGTTATTACAACACAACAATTAGAACCTGAACGTATATATAATCTTAATTTTGATACAAATGGAATTTTAACAGCATATAATCAAAATGGATTAGTTATTTGGCAAAGTAATAATAATAAATCTATAGGCAATTCAGTACTTAATATTACAGGCTATGGTGGATTATTTATAACTGATAGTACAGGTGCAGTGAAATGGCCTATTAATGACGATGATAAAAATATGATAAAAGGTATTGAATATAAAATTATAGAAATTCTTTTATTAAAATCAGAAAAATATATGGGAGAATTCTATCAACAAATGTTTAATGATAGAGAACAACAATATGTTAAATTTGATAATTTCATTAAAAATAACTATAATAAAGCAAAACAAGATTATGAAAATTGTAAAACCTCCGCTCTCACAAATCCACAATTAAAAAATGTATGTGCACAAATGGATATCAATTTACAAAATTATAATAGACGTATGGAATTTATTAGTGTTGGTAAAATAATTAGATCCAAATATATGCTATTTGAAAAATCATTAAATTTATTATTCATTATGATACGTTTATCTATGAGATATGACTTATTGAGATCTTTCTTACATTACAATGTAGAACAATTTAATGAAGTTATTATTCATATTTTAGAAATTATACAAATTATAATGAAACAACGAAATGAAATTATTAACTTATATAAAACAGAAATTAATAAAATATCAGATATTCTATCTGAATATAAAAGAAGATTTGAAAGAGAGGGTTTTACCAATCAAAAACCATTATCTATTGCTAATAAATATAATAATTTTATATACACCGCTTCTGGTATATATAAACAAATATAATAAAATAATATATATATAATTAAAATTATTTTATTATTTATAATGAGAAATCATCAGAAAAATCTATTGTTATTTGATAATTATTATTGTTATAATCAAATTGTAATATACATGAAACAAATTTATTAGTTCCATCTTGTTTATTATATTGTTTTATTAGTGAGGTAAATGTATCATTGTTTATCTTAATATTATTATTAATATTATAAATATATTGAAAATCATCTATAATACCAATAATTTGTTTATTAGCATCACAAAATAATGTAGCCACTATTACTTTTATTAACTTTATAAATTTATCTTTTATATCTGTATATTTACTTTCTTCCAAATTTATTTCAGTAAAATTATCTTTATTTATTTGTCTTTGACCTGTAACTTGTCTAATATATACATTTCCTCTAATAAGTTTGTGATCTAATTTCACATGATCTTGTGGTGCTCCATTATCATAGAAATATTGTTTAGATAATTCATACATACTTATAATATTATTATTAAATAATGGTTCTAATTCGTAAAATTGTGTTTTGTCTTTATTACTATATTGTATTCTAGTCGAATAAGTTCCAGATACAAAACAATTATTATATGTATATTCTTTTTCATCAATTTTAAATGTTAAATAATCTAGTAGAGTAGTATTGCCTCTACGAGGTTGTAGTCTGTTATAAATATAGTTTATACCATTTAAAGTATTATTTACTAAACCATTATGAAATTGAGAATTTGCTAAAACATGTAAAAATAATGTAATAAATATTTTATCTTCATTAGAGATGTCTTTATTTGTATTTATATAATCATATACTAATTCATATTCTTTACGTATATTATTTATTTCTACTTTGTTTATAGTATATAAATTCGTTCCACCTATTTGTTTATGTATAAAATTAACATATTGACTAAATTTATTGCTTAACATATATATATTATAGATAAAAATTGATATAATGCCATTAATTATATAAAAACAAAAAATGTATAGAAAATAAAAATAAACAAATATAATAAAATAATACATATAATTATATTTATCATAAAATCTAAATTAATAATTTATTTTATATATATTAATTAAACCTTATAATAAAAATGCTTTTGCTTTACTAGCAGACGTTCTTATATATCCATTTATATTATTATGTTTTATATATGTAGCATCAGTTATAGGACATGTAAAATAATTTAAAGTAGATGTTTTATCATTTAAGATTTGTTGTAAGTTGTATATACTTAATTTTTGATCCAATGTTGGACTTTTAAATGTAGAATTTGGATTAAATAAATTTGGTAAATCTGTATTGTAAATAATCATATTAGGTAATGATGTATATTCATTAGCAGTTAATGTCGCTAATGTATGATATATATATGTAAAATATTGGTTATTTTTTGCTGGATCTCTATAGATACCTTTTACATATATATATATATTCCCACGATTATTATTATATATATGTGATCCATCCCATTGATCAAAACTATTTATATCATGATTTTTATCACTGTTGTTTTTTATTATAGTGTTTCTCATATGAGTTTTCATATCACCTTCAGATGCAAATTCTTTATATAAATCGTACGATTCACCAGTATATTTGTCAGTTATGTATGTTACATTTTTTGGATGCTTATTTACATCTACATATATAAATATACCAAATGGTGATGATCCACCTGTTTGTTTATGTATAAAATTAACATATTGATTAAATTTATTGCTTAACATATATATATAATATATAATATATAAAAATTGATATATTATATAAAAACAAAAAATGTATAAAAAATAAAAATAATCATTATATTAATAAATCAAATATTTTACATGATATTGCCACTAATTTAAATTTAGTTATTGTTGAATCTTCTTTGTTATAAATATTATTTTATTATTATTGAGTTTTAAAACAAAATGCTTTATTCTTATTACTTGTTAATATATAACTATTATGTATATATGGATGTATTTCATATATGTCATTTGTTATAGGACATTTATATGAATTACTTTTTATAATTTGTTTCTTTAAAAATAAAATACCTAGGTGTTGTATTAATTTCGGTGATTCTATTGGTTTTGTTGGATTAATAAATTCTGATAAATCTATATCATATATAATTGAATTTGGCAATAATTCAAATTCATGTTGTGTCACTAATTTGAATGCTTCTTGTATATAAGAAAAATATTTAGTATTTATAGTATCATCAAATATACCTTTTATATATATTCCAAAAATTTTGTTTCCTCCTCTTCCTACACCACGTATATCCCAAAAAGTTCCATCATTCCTAAATATTACATTATTTACATCTACCGATTTTTCTATCATATGATTTTTCATATCATCTTCATTTGCAAATTCTTTATATGTTTCTTTTGGTGTATTATTACCATCATTTAATTCGTTAGATATTCTATTTGAATATATATACACATATATACCAAATGGTGATGTTCCACCTGTTTGTTTATGTATAAAATTAACATATTGACTAAATTTATTGCTTAACATTTATATATATTATAGATAAAAATTGATATATTATATTTTAGTAATATAACTGTAATTATATTACTAATTAAAATGCCATTAATTAAATTATATAAAAATAAAAAATTTATAAAAAATAAAAATAATCATTATATAAATAAATCATATATTCTACATGATATTGCCACTAATTTAAATTTAGTTATTGTTGAATCTCCTGGTAAAATTAATAAAATTAAATCATATTTAGATAATAATTATATTGTAGAAGCGTCTATAGGTCATATTTTAGAATTAGATAAAGGAAATATAAATATTAATTTAGAAACAATGGAACCAAATTATACTATAATAGATAAAAGTATATCTATAGTAAATAAATTAAAGCAGTTAGTTAGTAAAAGTATTAATATTTTTATAGCTTCTGATGATGATAGAGAAGGAGAATTTATAGGTTATAGTTTGGTTATGTTATTAGATATAAAAAAATATGACAGAATAGTATTTCATGAAATTACAGAAAAAGCAATTTTAAATGCTTTTAATAATAAAAGACAGTTAGATATTAATTTAATAAATGCACAACAAAGTAGAAGAATAATAGATCGTGTATTAGGATATACCCTAAGTCCTTTATTAAAAAATGATTTGATAAAGACCAAAATGATATCTGGTAATACATATAATATAGGATGTGGTAGAGTTCAATCAATAGTGGCAAGATTAATATATGATAGATGTAATGAAATAAATAATTTTTGGGAAACATATGATAATAGCAATAGTAATATGATGATAGAGGGAATATTTAGGTTAGATAAAAATGTAATAAATACAAAAATATGTTTTTTTGATATGGACCCAATTAAATTATCATAT